GCCCCGAACGCATTCGCGCCAATCGCGCCCCCCGCGCGAGCTAGAGAAGAGGCGTCACCCGTCAGCATCGCAGGGGCGAGCGTACCCGTCGCGCTCACGAAACCGCGCCCCATCGCCCCCATCCCCTGAGCAAAACGTGACGGAGCGGGCCTGAACGCCTCCGCGTCTGCGCGCGCTTGCGCGAGCCTCGCCTCTTCTCTCATGCGTCCCTGTTGCGCTAGTATATTCAGATCCGTGGCGGGCCTGCCTCCTGCGATCTGATCTAGTGCCGTGAGCCCTCGCCCCGCCGAGGGGCGCGCGGTGGGCGCTGTCGGAGTTCCACGCGGTAAAAACCGCCCTCTTTCGTCTCTAGGGCGCGCGCCTGTCTGTGTTGCCTGCTGTGCCTGTTGCGTCGCCTGCTGTGCTTGTTGTGACGCTTGCGTAAATGCGCGCGTGGTCGCCTTCGTCACCTCCTCCATCCCGCGCACCATGCGCGTGATCGATTGTTGTACAGTGGCGTCGTTCAGCGTTACCGCGATCTCTGTGCTGTGTCTCTGCTGAGCCATTTAGCCCCCTCTCTGAGATGCCCAAAATTGGCGCTCCCATTGATCGGCAACCGCGTCGCCTGTCGTGCTGGGGGCGTCGTCGCGGAGTACGACAGAGGGCTCAGTGCTCAGTGTATCATATTGCTCATCATCTAACGTCAGTAACCAATGCTCGAGACGCTCAGACTCACTCGCGTCAGAGCGCAGACGGGGCAGAGTCGCGCGCAGAAATGGAAACTCGGGACGCTCCCGCGTCCTCTTCACCCGCTCCCATAACTGAGCGAAACCACGCGAGCGCGTGACGCTCAACCTCCTCGCGCACCGCAAATAAAAGCTCGTCATCCTCCTGCGCCCACACGTTTAACCAATCCGGAATATCGACGAGATGCACAGAGATGGTCGCGAGCGCGGTGAAACGTAATTGAGCATACTCGCTTAACTGCGCCCACGGCACACCAGCGAGCAGAGCAGAGCGCCGATCAATCAACGCGCGCCCGTCCCCGTTCGGAATCCTAGAGATGATTAAATCTTGAAAGCGCTCGCCCGAGGGCGCAGAATACGCGATATTTAGTTGTATCTCTCGGGGGATGAGGTCGCGCGCGGGTTGCGCTTCTGTTGTCTGCTCAATGTTTCGTAAATCCACGGATTATCCTCGCTCGTCGTACAACCTGCGCGCTTGGAATGAGGCGTTAACGGTCACAATAGAACCGCTTTGAACCTGCCACGAGCGAGACTCACAACGAGCCCCCTCAACGCGCCATACCGGAGTATCACCGATCTGATCATACACCTCAAGCGTGATCTCAGGGAAATTGATCACGTCAGCGGTTCCCCCGCGGGGCATGATTCCGAGGTCAGCGAGGGAGGTGTTTGTGATTCTCACGAAATCAGCTTGCAACGACACGACGCGCGACACAGGTACGAGCTCTTGTGAGTCGATGTTGCCCAGCACATCGACGCGCTGGTGTGCGATCTGCTCTGAAGCACTCACGCCCGTCGCAAAACCGATTTCTTCACCGTCTACGATTAATTTCGCGCGGGCTCCGCTAAATACTGGCTCAGCCATTTTTTAAACTCCTAGAATCGTTGAACAGTCGCAGAGATGCGAATGAAATTGAGAGGTTCGACCGCTGACACAGTATAAGAGATCACGAGCGCATCCCCTTCATCCGCGAGAACGATGTCTCTAAAGTTCTTGATCACGCCGTCCTGAATTTGACGATTTAAGAGCGCGGTCGCGATGCTCTTAATGCGATTCGCTGTGAAATTGCGGTTTGCAGAGCCTACAAATCGATCGAGTCCCGCGCGTAGGTCCCTGACTGATGCATTAATTGACTCATTCGCGCTCACTTCTGAGAAAATCGGATTATCATCGGTGCGGTACGTTGTGACCGCGCGCTCAACGCGCCACCCCAGCGGGCCATAACTCAGCGACACAACGCCCGCGCGAATCGCGTCAGAGGCGTCTCGGTTGCCGTCCCATTGGCCTGATACGTCGAGCACGTTGGGACGCTTGCGCGTGAGTGGCTCACCCACCAACGAACCCGCTTGCATACTCGCGAGCATTAACGCGAGATAGCGAGGCTCTAGGGTCGCCCGTACACCTGACGGTTTAATTACCTCGACGCTCTGCCCTACGATCGCGATATTTCGATCATTTAAGAGCTTTGCATAACTCGCATCAACGACAGAGAGCGATTGATTCGCGGGGGTGCCTAACCACGCATTTCGCTCACGCCCCGCGCGAGCTGAGAGCGGAAGGTGTGACTTGATTTTATTCATGTGATCGATATTAGAGGACCACCCTACAATGATTTGAATATCACTCGACTCGATCGTCTCGAGCGCGTCGCTCCAGTTTGTGAGGGACGTAGCCCCCTCACCGCCTCCCGAGAGGCGCAACGTCTGCGCGCCATTCCCCGCGCTTTGGGTGACGCTCTTGGTCGCTCCGCTCGCTCGTGATGCGACGATGAGTTTAGACGGTGCGAGCGCTTGAATAATCGCGTAGAGATCAGCGCGGAACACCGCACCATTTCCCACGCCCACAATTGACGATGAACCGATCTCATCAATCTCGATCGCGGGATAGCTCTGCGCGCTGTCATAGGACGCTGAGAACCCGCTGAGCGCATTGATCGCGCTCATCATCTCTCTGAGGGTTAGGTAGTCCGCACATGTGAGGGTGATTTCTCCGCTCACCTCAACCTCTCCCGCATACGCTACATCATCACTAGTCGCCGAAATACTTGAGATTACGCTATAGCTGTGCGCTGTGGTTTGTGAAGCATTGTCGCCAGCGACAAAGCTGAGCGTTTCGCTTACTGACGCCCCCGCGAGATCTAAGCCCACAATAGCCACAGAAACGGTATTTGCGTGCGCGTTGGTTGAGAGTTCCACGTCAAGCGCACCCGTCGAGGACATATCACTCACGTCGAACGCTACAGCACCCGCGTTCATCACCTCCCCTTGCGACCAATTGATGAGTGCGCGTGTGCGGTTCGCCTCGAGAGTGACTAGATCGAGTAAAGAGCCAGCGTAGTACGCAGAGGCGAGATCTCCGCTCTCGATGCCCTCAAATACCTCTGAGATTCCATCTCGCTCGATGGTCACATTTACCTGATCACTGTTGATCGGGGCAATTGCGACGGTCGCGCGATTGCCTCGCGCACCATACACGCGCGAAGTAATCTCGAGCGCGTTATCCCCATCTTCATCAACAAAAACAACGCTCGCTTGTGTGCTCGGCTGGACGTTCAGAATCGTCAAAGACGCACTACCTGCGGGGATACGTTCGTCCCCACTCGGATTAAATGCGATGCTTCCAATGAGTGCGAGCTCTGCGTCACTCGCGTCATACGCGACTAAACTGCGCGCGCTCGTAAATGTGAGGGCCTCGCTCGGCTTGAATGAGGGGAATTCGCCCACAATGCACACGTTACCCGTAGAGGGCGATTGACCTCCGAGAGCGCTCGCGTCGATTTCGGCGTAGACTGCGGGGCGAAATACTCGCAACCCGTTTAGATTTAATGATGACGGCATAGTTTAAAATCCTCCTATGGGGTCGAGTATAACATATTTACTCAGGGGTCACGCCCCCCGAGATCCCGTCTGCGTCGGTTTGGTCGTTCATGAGTACGAGGAGATCAGAGCCCGAGTACACGGGAACCGTAAACTCCGCGCTTTGCGGGATCGGGATCGCGACGCGATGCTCTCCCGTTGCGGTGAGTCGGCGCACGAATAAGCCCAACTCTTCGGCGCTCAGTTCCTCCTCGGGGGCGAGCGCATCCGCTCCCCCATATTCAACGAGATGATAACCAGCTACGTGAAGAGGACGGCGCGCGATCGCGATACTTGCCCGAGCAAGCACTTGATACACGCGCACCATGTCGGGAGATTTAGCGAGGATCATAATCTCGACGCTCTCACGCACGAGATACGCATCCACGCCCAAGCCCTCAGGGGTGCGCGAGTCATAATCGCCTAACATCGTTTGAGTTACGGTTTCACTCAGGGGAGAGACTACGAGCATGGGGGCCTCGTCCACGCCTCGAGCGTTGCGTGTCCGAAAGCGAGGGAAATGCTCAGACAACTCAGCGAACCACGCAGAGAGTACGCTAGCACTCACACCCGCGAATAGTGCGTTAAACTGCGCTTCTCGATCGCGATAATACGCGAATCCTGACGAGAGCGCGTTGATCATGTTGAGGTCGAATATCATTAATACACCTGTGCGACGAGGTTGGGGAGCTCGCGTAAGACCTCATCCGCGATTCTGCGCGCTCTAATTCCCGAACTCATCCACGCGTCGGGGTCAGTGTTCGCGTAACTCGCGCGTCTCCATGTTCGATAGCCTGCTGTTTGTGTGCGGGGGCCACTCGCTCCCTTGCTGTAGGTGCTGGCGAGGCGCACCATCCCCGCAAGAGGGTCGGATACATGGTGAGGTTTGAGCCTAGGGACGAGATCGGGGGCGAGGCGTCCACCATATCTCGTTTGTCGATTCGCGTCCGTTGTGGTCGCTTTGAGGCGTTGTATCGCCTGTCGGATTTTCGCGCCATACTGTGATTTAATCTGTTTAGGGGAGTGACCAAAGGGAACATTTAAATACAATTTCCCGTTTTTTGAGCGTCGTATGTTGCGCGTCGACGCTCTCAGGAGGTATTTTCGCACATCATACGGGCCCGTCGTACCGATGCCCCCCGATCCCATGCCCTGCTCTACCATGTGAGCGATTACGGCTGTGGAGGGAGACGCGGGGAGTCCGCAAATAAACCCGTGAGCGGTCACCTCTCGCACCTGTAGAGAGCGTAAATAAGCGCCCCGCGTGGTGTTGAGCTTTGTTCGCGCGTTCGCGCTCCACTCTGCGAGCACGAGATCCGCGAGTGTTTGGGACCGCCTCAGCGCATCCTCGGGGGTAAGCTCTAGCGCGCTCACGAGCGCGGAGTATGTAGCGCGGATTTCTGCCATTTAGCCCCCCATAAATTCCATCGTACAACGCACCTGAACAGGTAACGCGAGGGGAGACTCGGTGACTGATTTAAATTTACGCACAGAGTCGCGATGTGTATGAGGATGATCAGCGACATAATAGCGGGGGCGCGCAAAATAGGCGACGCTGTATCTGATCCCCTCCGCGGGCGCTGATCCTGACGCGTCACCCAGTGAGAAATCGAGAGCCCCGTCACCTGTGACCACATAATCGACGCCCTCGGTGAGTGTGTTCGCGCTCTGACTGAGCCCCAAAGCGTCCGCGTATTGTAAGCGGAGCACTCGCAGAGTAGTCTCACCCCCCGCGAGATCTAACTCTCGCGCTTGAATCGGGTATCTCAGCGACTCGATAGAATTATTTGTGCGAATTTTTGTTTCACGATACACGCGAACAGAGTTTAACACTGTGAAGCGGTCACCATACGCGGGCAAATGTTCGGGGAGTGTGCTGACGTTCATCATCCCGCGAGCATATTCGCCATACAGCGCGACCGCCTCCGTAGTGCTCGCGCCTGCGGTGACGATCGCGCGAATCTCCTGCGCGCTGTGCCAAAAGTACCCCCGACCATCACATAATTCGCAATCGGGGCGCGCTTCTCCAGTGCTCTGCGTGGTCGATTGGATCACTGTCAGCGAGAAATCACTCGCAGAGCGTGAACACGGACACTCAGCGCACTGCTCCCACTCTAAATCGACGCCCTTCGCAAATACGAGTTTTCGATACTGCTCCATATCGAAATCGACGCGGGGGCGTATTTTATTGGGGATTCGTGATTGTATCGTAGTCATCAGATCACCCCGAATTGAGTGACGCGATATTGTGACCTGAGCCCGCTTAATAGTAATTTATACTGCTTATCAAGGCTCTCTGCGCGCGCGCTGTATCCTGAGTACATAGCTGAGCTCGTAGTGCCCACGCTCACAGAGAGCGAGTCGACGCCGAGACTCTGCGACGCGATACCCGCGCCGAGAATCAAATCACCCGCTACATGCAGGAGTAACAACGTCGCGGATTTGATCGCGATCGCCTGTTTTAGATCAGCGGGGAGCGTGTCAAGGGTCCATGAAATCACGAGATCCTCGCCGAGCGGGGCGGGGATCGCGAGCGTAAACGCCTCTTGTCCTCGCGCGCGCGTGCTCACCGTCGCTTGATTTGTAGAGACGAGATAAGGGAGAAGCACACGCGAACCGAGCGCCACCTCTATCGATGTCTCACCCGCTGGGATTGTCGCGATCCCTGTCCGCTCATCAAATCCCGCAGTATAGTCAAACTCAAAATACGCAGGAATATAATCCCTCGATTCATAGATACCAAAGCCCCCCATAAGGGGCACACCCGCGCGGAAAAAATACGAGCCGAGTGACTCCTCACTAGGGATTAAATGAATCTGTCCGTGAGTGTGCGACGTGCTCGTGATCCAGCTCGTCGGAATGTCGACGGGCTGAAAAGAACCGAACCGAATCCGAGCCCCCTCAAATGAGATGATCGGACGCCGGTCGAGTCTAAAGGGCCAATATGAGAAACGCCCCTGACGCTCAGCGTCATGACGTTCCTGAGTCACCGAGAACGGCTCGATATTGATCCCGAGGTCGCTCTCTACATGTTGAATCGCTGATTGAATAGATTGCGTATACGCAACATCAGGATAAGCGGTCCCATCATCGAGCGTTAGATCGATCCCGAGGAGCACCGTATCCCGTAAAAATTGCGGTGTGATCTGCGAATAGATGCCCATCGGCGCTCCTCGTTATTCTATTTTTTTGAGGAGCTCCGACGGCGTTTCGGCTTCTCCTCGGGGGGGACAACTACGAAGTCAATCGCATCAGCCCAGCGCGCGAGCGCATCGCGGGCGTAGTCGTTCGCGCGAACAACGAGGCCCGTCTCATCTAACTCGATGACACCACGCCCCGCGCCAACGTCGATTTTACACGATCTCATCGTTTTGTGTCGCCAGTTCACGCGCTACCCTCAAATCGTAGTGTCAAGCATACCTGATGTGGCAGTGACGCCAGCATTCTGCAAAACAAACATCTTATTGGGTACTTTCACGATCGGCGAACCAAACAGCATCAAGAGGAATGGCTTAGAGGTCGCGACCTCGGCGAGTGGGCGACGGAAGAAATCGAGGAGTCGCACGAACTCGAGCACGCTTGGATCATGCTGAACGAATACGATCTTGCTCGAGTTGGGGATCACGGCGTTGCTGTCGCTGATCGGGGTCACATTCCCGCTCACGTTGCGCACCTCATCGATGAGGCGCGCGGTAGCGAAATCAACGGCACCCGCTGTTGACGCCTTCTCTGTGCGGTAAATCTTATAGAATACCGCGTCAGCTTGGTCCGTGATGCTGAATGATACGATCTCACCCGCGTTCGCTACCTCGATCGTGTTGGTGTTCACTGGAGCACTAAACCCGCTATTATTGACCGCTACTACACGATATCCATAGAACCCGACATAACCCGCACCGAAGAGGCTCGTAGTACCCGCGACGCTCGGCTGAGCAGTGATCGCAGGATTAGCAGGCGCGCCGGTTGTGCCCGATGCAGACGCAGGGGCCGAGTACGCATTAAACAGGAAGGGCGCGCTCTTTACGGGTACGGGTCCATAAGGGCTCATGATATTGAGCTCTTGAACGCCGTAGGTGAGTCCGTCAGCCTGTCGAAGCGCGCTAAATTGATCATGGCGACCGAACTGAACCGCGAACTTGATGAGCTCCGCGTGAATGCGAGGCTCTACATAAATGCAGTCAGGGCGACCGAAACGCGGAGCGCTTTGGATCTCGCTCAGTACCTCTTGAAGCAGGCGAGGAGTCGGTGACTTACCGCGCAAATCAAAGGTGTTTGCGCCGTTATTGTGCGACTCGATCTGTTCAATAATACCATCGAACGCGAGAGGATTGACGCTCTCACGCGCGTGCCATAGGCTACGCTCGAGCTTTTGCATGAGGCGGAGAGTACCGCGCTCAGTCTCCATTGCGATCGCGTTAGCGTTGCCTCCGATGAGCCCGACGAGTGAACCAACATCAGTCACCTCACGGCGCTCGGCGAGATATTTGACGCGCACGCTCTTACGCTCATATTCAGAGCGGTTTGTGACGCCCCCTGAGCCTTCGGCGATGAACGGCTCGAGATCGAGGCCGTGATCGTTGATCACTGCATACTCGTGGAGCGTGTTGGTCACCTGCAACTTAGGGATCGAGGGCCATAAACTGAGCTCTTTCATGGTATAGGTTGCCGAGCTGAGCGTGTTCTCGATGCTCTGAGGAACGAGCGGGCTCAAATTACCCGCGTCGCCTCCGCTAGTGCCAGCGGGCGACTGATATCCAATATCAGCAGATTTACGGAGCGCGCTGTTCAAATCAGCGAGATCCGCGACGTTTACGAGTGCGTTAGCCTCAGGAAATGAATACATAGCGAACTCCTTAATCGAGATCGATGAGGTGGGTGATTGATGAGACAGGTACACCCGCCTCGAGTTGGGCGATCGCGCTACGAATTGACGATTTACGCGCGTTGTCTATCCCTGAATCTTGAATGAGACGCAACCCCTTGCGGATTACGTCATGACGAGAGGGCTCTGCGGGAGCCTGCTGAACTGCGGGAGCGGGAGCGCTTTGAATCGCGCGGGGGGACATGGTTGCGTTAAGCGACGCGGTGAGAGATTTATTCATCGCCTCGTTGCTCGCCTTCATGCCCTTCATTTCGCCGAGGATCGCCTCGAGGCCCTTCATAACGGCGCTCATTCGCTTCTCCATGTCGGCGATAACGCTATCAGTACCACTCGCGAGCGCCTTCAGCGCGTCCTTGTAGTATCCTTTTTCCATGTCCTCGTCGTCCATGTCCTCGTCGTCCATGTCCTCGTCGTCCATGTCCTCGTCATCAAAGAGGTTCACCTGCTTCTCGGCTGGTTTGTCCTCTTTTTTCATGGCTTTTGAAAGTGCGTCGATCGCCTCAGTCAAGGCGTCGACCTCGACCTCGTTATCGACAACCTGAAAATCATCGAGGATTGCGGGGTCTGCGCCCTTCTCCTCGAGGTGCTTGCGTAATTCTGCGAGCATGTTGTCACTCCTGAAAATAAACGTGGTTAGGGGGATAATAACACATTTTTACTCTGTGCGTGATTTTTCGCGCGCTAGGCGCATGAGTTGACTCACGAGTCGGTCTACCTCTGAATCGTCGATCTCAGGCATCCTCTGCGCTAATAACGCGCGGATCTGATCGCGTGAGACACGGCGAGGAGATTCTGAGTATGTCGCCGAAGATGCGCGCTCGTCGAGACTCTGCTGAGCTAGCGCAGAGAGCGACGCGTCAGCGTCAGGAATCGCGCCCTCCTGATATCCCACCGTCGCCCCGATGGAGCGCGCGATCAACTCGAGATTTGTGTGTGGATTCACTGGATGCGCAGTGATTGCGACGTTCAACACACGCGCCTTGAGCACGCGCTTGAGGTTCGAGGGGTCGCGCATCGTCACCTGACCCTCGACACTGAACCCGAGAGAGCGGTCACCCCCAGCTTTCTGCATCGCGACCGCCGTCTCATATACGTCGCGCCCTAGCTGTTTGTCGAGGTACAAAACGCCCTCCACTCGCGTACTATTATCATCGATCTGCTCAACCCGCACAGGGTGACCCAATACCGCCCCCGCGCCCTGCTGATGCTCGTGATTAAACCAACCATTCGCGAGGAAATAGGACCAATCGAGCCCATCTTGCTCGATCACCTCCCCCTCGAGATCCATGTCCCGCGTCGAGCAGATTCCCGCGATCATCGCCTTAGAGATCTCCTCCTCCTCCTCCTCGCCCCCCTTCACGATCGGATCGAGCGCGAGGGGAATCCAGCGAGAGAACGCATCGAGACTCTTGCGCGTCGCTTCCTCTATTTGTGAGGCGTCGAAATCATGAGAAGTCACCCACTCACGAAATTGCGCGGGGGTGAGCTTGTCGGCGTCGCCCCTTATGCTCTGTATTTCGCTCGAATCTCCCGAAATCCCGAGGATCATCGTCAATCCGTCAGGAGCTCCGCGAGGCGTAAAACGTCGGAGCCCGTCATACTGCGCAGGGTCGCGCTGGCGCGCTGTGTGTTCGTTCGTGTATGGCATGGTTTACCTTTCCTTCCTCATTCCATGAAATACGTGATTAAACCCCGTGTCTGTCTCGATGTGTAGTGGTTCGGTGGGAATACCGTGGTTTATGGTCAACCCTCGATTCGCTGTACTTAGTGCCGTCTTCAGGCGACTAGTGGCTACTTTCATAGAAAAAGACCCTGATAAAGAAATCCCCCTAGGATCAGTAACTCTTAACAAGATTCTATTATCTCCCGTACTGATCTCATACGCCCCATCCGACCCGCTTATAAATATGCTATCGGGGGCGTTTTTTAATACACGTTTCAATGTTTTAACTGACACTGAATCCAACGAGAAGCCATTCGTATGAGACGGAATAACGTTTTCTAGCGGGGGGATTCGCGAGTCTGAACCTCTAGGGATTGCATTTTCTGCGAATGTGTAGACGAGGCTAACCCCGTCACTCGCTCCAACGATGTTTTTATATTGAAAGGGGCTAGATGACCACGAGCCCTCTCTCGAATTTTTCGCTATCCCCTCTAAAATTCGACGGTCAGGTGTGGTTAGGTTTTTCAGATCTTTAACACTGGCTTTATTTGCTGAGATCGTCGGGGCTTCTCCGCTTTGTATGTGAGTATCTGACGCCTCTTCGTTAAAAGCATCTAAGCTCTTTTGTGCCTGATCTAGCTTTTTTGTACGCTCGTGCTCTTCTAATTCCGTGAGCACCTCGGCGACATTAGCGGGGAAATTTACATTATCAGGAGAATCAGACGCAAATATAGCAGAAGCGAGAGCTCTAAGTGCTCTTTTTCGGAACGTCGCGGGGGTCAGTTTGATCTTGCGTTTTTTAGACCCCCGCCCAACCTCTACGGGTGATCCTCCGATCGTGCCCTCGATCATTGTACGCCCTGCCTCATATACATAGGTCAGCGTGCCCCCTACGTTTTCTCCTACGATCAATTCGCCATGATCTCCAAAGTCGTAAACGTTTATATCTTTACGGTCGAAGGAGGCTACTTTTTTGTTAATAGTCTTCACGGTCGCCCCTTTTGTCGTATACTGAGAGAGACGTGCTTGTGCTGACTCGATAGCTTTATCCATTGGGACACGGTTGTCTCTTTCCTCTGTGGTCTTAAAATCGAAGTCAAGATATCCCGCTAAACCGTCCCTTTTATCCTGCGCGCTCACCTTATCGTCGCTTGCCTGTATTGCGCCCTCGATCGCGGGGATCATTTTCTCAGTCACGGCGTTACGTAATAATGTATCTAGCGATTCGGAAAGAGTAAGAGATCCATCCCCCGCCCCTAATTTCGCAAGTAAGTCCTTACGTGTAGAGTATACAATTTCTTCTCTTATTGACGGCGTGACCTTGGTTAATATGAGATTTTTAAACGAATCGCGACGCTTAAAGCGAGTGAGAGCGTGTGTCAAAAATCCACGTATAACAGATTCTAAATTAGCGATGAATTGTTCGTCCTCAAAGTCCTCCTTATTTGTATTGGAGGAAGCTAGAGGTTTATAGTTGTCTCTTTGACGATTCTTAGAAATGTTAGAGACGAGTTCGTCCGCCGATCTCCTAATATCCATATCATCAAGTATGCGATACATACTGAAAGCACCGAGTAACATACTAGATGGTTTATCCTCGCTCTCCGGTTCCAGCGCAGGCTCTGCGCGCTTCTGCTCTCCACCCAACCGCGCAAGACGCTCCTCGAGTCGCTTGACCTGCTTCTCGCTCCCCTTCTCTTTCGCGATCTCGATCTGCGAGCGCAGTTTCTCGCGCTCAGCGCTCAGCTTTGACTCGATCCCGTGAACGTCGTTCAATTGACTGAGTAGCTCGCTCTTGCTCACCGTGACACTCTCGCCCTTGCGATCTCCGTCATCGATTCGATAGGTGACCTGATCACCCTGCACAGCAGTGATATGGCCATGGATTTCAGCGCCAGCCTCGGTATGTAAAGCGAACGCTGTTCCAATGTCGAGGTGTTCCGCGTCGAACGCTTGTCGACCTCGGTGCGTGTGCGTCACCTTGTAGATGTATCGGTAGCGTCGTTTTCCCCCGCTCATGTACGGGATGCGCTTGATGTATCGGTGACCGCGCGCTTTTAGTAGGGTGCTCACCCATGATCCAAAATTAAACAGTGTCATTTGACTCTCCTCGTTGTTATCGACGCATTATATCACGCGACGCAGGCGACCGTCGCGCGTCACTCGAAATCCGTCAGGGACTGATATCGTATCGCATTTACAATTCGGGTGTATGGGGAAAATCGTAGCCTCCCACTCATCGCGCCCTCTCCCCACGTTCACCCCGTTCGCCTGCAACTCATCCACGCGCCACACGCGGGGGGCCCCCTCCTCGTCTGTGAGGAGACGGAGACAATGATCACACGCGTCTGATTCAGGGATACGCGCCACGCGTGCCCCCTCTCCATACGCCTCGACCGAGGCGATCACGCGCCCCTCATTATGTGCCCCCTGTAGCTCAGTTTGTGCGATCCTCATCCAGTTGTGAGCGTAATACTCTGA